TGCCGTTGCAGCTCCACTTCCAAGTCCAGCCCCTACTTTGGCTAACGTTTGGGTTGCAGGATTCATTATCAATTTTGAGCTTTTGCCAAGTAGTGATGTCCCTGTTGCCGTACTGCTCGGAAGCAATGGTGTGCTGCCACCGGAAGTTAATGCTTTTCCAGCAGCTCCAGAGGTCAGCGCTTTTGTTGTTCCCGTTCCAGCTGCACCCGACGCCGCTGTTTTAGCTGCGTTCCACTCTGTCCTCGTGGACGGCCCGCTGTTTGTTATTTTTCCGTTGATATTAACCACCGCAGCATCGACACTCATAGAAGCAGTGCTAAGATTACTGAGTCCAGCAATGTCGGACGTACCTTTTTTGCCCTTGCCAAACAGGCCAACAAGGCCCTTAATTCCTTTAACGGCTCCTGCGCCTGCTTTTCCTACACCAACAGCACCTTTTACTCCTTTATATCCCAAATAACCTAAAATAGCGGCAGACAGGCCGCTTGTACTGCTCTTGTTACCGGAAAACAAAGTACCGGCATCCTTGAATAGGCCTTTAAATGCTTTTTTGATTCCTTCGCCTACTTTTTTAGCATCAAAACCTTTTGAAAAGCCGCTTGCAAATGAACCACCAATAGTTTCCCCATCAGAAGCAGCCCCATGAATATCAATGCCAAGAATTCCGAGAATACCGTTCTTCAGCCCGGAACCTAAACCTTGGCCAATTTTTTCAGCTTTTCCGGCCAGCCATTTTTTTCCGGAACCATCCCACCATTTATCAAAGGGTTCGATAACTATTTTGTTCCACAGAATCTTTATTTTTGCCCATGCCGTAGGTGCCTGCTTAAAAGCGGAACTGTTTATAACCTTGTCAGCCGTTTCACCTAAATCTTCAATTTTCTTTGTAACTTTTTCACTGATATCCTTGCCAATATCTTTCAGAGCATCGCCCCATTTGGCGATTTTGTCTTTGTTTTTTCCAAGCCAATCATTAAATTTTGATAAGCCACCGATTACACCGCTCTGCAGCCCTTGCCCCCATTTTGTAAAAACATCAATGTCAAACGTATCCTGAATTTGACTTAATAATCCGGAAGCAGTAGAATTAGCTGTTTTATCCATCATGCCGTCAAATTCTTTCATCCCATTCAAAATAGCCTGAACACCTTTATCGGCAGGGATAAGGCCTTTCTGTGACATATCCATAACTTGGGCTTTCGTTTTTCCCATAGCCTTAGCAAGATAATCCCAGCCTTTAACACCTACATTCGTAAGCTGGTTCATATCCTGCGCGTCGACTTTGCCATGTGCTTGCATTTGGCCTAAAGCCAAAGCAATCGACTGCAATCCATCTGACCCTTTTCCTACCGCTGCGGCTTGATTCCCGATAATCTCCATATCCTTAATAACATCTTTTGCCTGAAAGCCGTAAGCCATCATCGTTTGAGTGTTTTGGATAACGTCTGTAGTTGAAAACGGGGTTTTAATGGCAAAATTCTGAATATCGGACATCATTTTTTTCGCCTTATCGGCACTTTTAAACATGGTTTCAAAACCTATCTGAGCATTGGTAAGGTTATCGGCAAGTTCAAGCGGGCTTTTAATCAGTTTATCAGCGGCATACCCTGTGGCAAGCCCAGCAATTACTCCTTTTACGGATGTGGCAAAATTAAAAATTGATCGCATGGGCTTCGTAGCAAGGTCAACGGCTTTTACCGTTACTTTAAAAGTCTTGCTTGCCAGACTTTTTGCACGGTCTGCGACGTCACGGATGATCTTACTGGCTTTATCCTTTGCCTCGAGCATAACCTGCCCTTTTGTTCGGTTCATGCTGTCCATCTGCTTTTTTTCTTTTTTTATAGACTCAGTAAATTTATCGGTTTTGGATGTAGCGCTGGATACGCCAGGTTCCGTCTGGTCATTAAATTTAGCCGACAAATCGATAACGACCATATCTTCATCCGCCATTTTCCTATTCCCCTCCTTTGAGCAGTGTTGCCGGACTGTTCCGTTCTTCTTCTATCGCTTTATGAGCGCTGGCAAAATAGAAGGCACGAACCCCCGGCGGTTTATTTAGAACCGCTATAGGGTCGTACCCTGCCATAACCAGCTTACTTAAGAGATAGGACTTTCCTCCGGCATCGATAAGTTTTTTGCGGTTTCCTCCAAAGATGCGTTGTAACCGCTGATATCGTCAATCACATCACAAATTTGATCTTTTTCTCCGGCCATAAGAACTTTGTCGATAACTTCCCAGCCTTCAATAGTATTGAATTTTTCAGATAAACGCGGATTATCCCATAGCTTTTTCCGCTCTTCATCCACTGTGGCCATATAAATTTTCATGCTGCGAAGTTTGACATAATCCGTATCGGCTTCGATCTTTAAATGACGGTTTTGAGGATTCGGAATGTACTTTGTAGCGCGTTTTCTGCATTTGTTAAGTTCGTTTTCCTCAAGTGGGCGAATGTGAAACTGGAAAAACAATTTATCTCCGCGCTTAACCTTAATCAGTTTACGATTTTCAGGGTTTGTTTTAAATTCAGCGGCTTCCAATAAACCGCTCAGCATATCGTCCTCATTCATAAGAACCTGATCTGCATCTGGAAGGTTCTTCTTTTCTTCTGTATTTTTCGTAGCCATAATATCATCCTCTTTTTCGTAATAATTAGGCAGATTCAAACATATCCAAAAGCTCAGGTGTTGAATTTACCCTGAAGCTCCAAGGCCGTTTGACTATACTGCCGGGAGCAACATTCATAAGGTCAACTGTACCTTCAGGCAGGCAGTTCCGCCAAACCTGCTGCTGTAACGCCCCGTCTATCCTGCGAGTCAGTTTACCTCTAAAATCATAGAATGGTACAAATCCTTTCCGTAACGCCGTAATGAGAGGATCAAGCATTACATCATCCCTTACCACTACTTCCGACATTGTGAGTACCATTGAATATCCTGTGTTTATGGAAAAAACCAGATTACTGCCTACTGGCTGATGGTCGGTATTGTTGAACGTAAGCTGAACCTGAAAAGTATCTACCTCTCCGAGAAACATTGGTGTCGAACTGTTTGGTGGCGTAACATACAGTTGCCCGTCTTTGCCGGTAAGAATTTTCCGGACATCAAGAGTCCCTTGCTCGTTTAACATATCTATTTTCCTCCTTAGGTTGTCGATGAAGTTGACGCACTAAATCTGAATTGGAAAACTTCATATATCTTTTCAAGGCTGTCAATATCATCGGCCTGAATAATAAACCAGGCGCTGTCACCTGTCGCTTTATTTGAACTGTCACTGGATACCGTAGCGCCTGACGAAAGCTTTCCTTCACTAACCATAGCGTTAAGCACACCCTGAACCGCCTGCTTTACCGCTGTGCTGCCGTCCGTATTGTTATCCACTCTCAAATTTTCGGTGGCATTGGAACATCTCTGCAGCAGTTCATAACGTGTCTTTACGCGCCGAATTTTTTTCCACCCTGCATCATCTTCGCCAGATGGAGCGTTCAGTGTAGTAATGGCGTAATCAATCCAGACCGCGTCGGAAGAATTTACGCTTAATGTCATCATTCCGTGGTCAACGGCCGCGTCGAGCTGGCTGTTTGTAAGCATTTCAGCCGGAGAAACCGCGCCAGCAACCTTCTGATGGGTCAACGTTGCATTTGAAGCCACTGCGGCAACCATACCGGCTATCCTTGCAGCGCCGTAATATCCGTCATGGACGTTTCCATCGCTGTCTATCCATCCTGTGCCTAAATAGATAATTTTGTAATCGTTATAAGCTGCAGAATGAGCAAGCCGTGTTGTGTAATCAATGCTTATTGGTTCCCCTACAACTCCGAAACACATTTTGCCATCATTGAATATTCGGTCTACAAACCCCTGCAAAAGCGCATGAACTGCGGAATCATTAGTATCAAGGCAGATTGTATTGAATCTATAGCCTTCCAGTAACGATAAAGCATCAGAATAACTCTCGTTTGTTACCGTTGGGTCCGTGCCGGGAGTAATATTTGTTTGGGGAACCGCTGCCAATTTACCATTTCCGGAATATTTGTCCGCTTTCTTGAACAGTAGGTAATTACTATCGGCTCCCGCAGCAACCAATGCGTCTACTTCCCCGTTTGTACTCAGCGCAAATGTTATTTTCTCAATCATGCTGGAGTCTTCGTATAGAATAAATTCTCGCTTGGATTCATCGGTCAGCGAATCGCGCAGCAGACATTGAAATTTCCTGCTTCCAGGATATTTCAGCGTTATGGTAATTGCTTCTGCCGGAGTATCCCCACCATCCTTTAGAGTGATACTGCCCGCTGTGCCTCCGGAGCCTGCGCGTACTGCAATTACGGTACTCGCTCCACCAGTAAACAGCTCATGTAAAACCTTTGTCGTACCTGCCGAGCCAAAATACTTTAAGATTTCTGAATCATCTGACATAGAGATTACTTTCCCTAAAGGACTGCTATCCGGAGTACCCAAAGGCCCCCAGTCAGCCGTGATTACAGCAGCGGCAATACCGTTATATGTATCTGATTCTGATGTTTTACCGATATTTTCATATCGCTGATACGTCCCAGGGCGTTTCTTTGTTTCTCCGACCGAAAAGAACATTCCCATATTACTTTTTTACCTCCCTCTTTAAAAACTGATTGACGATTTGTTTTGCTTCCACAAGTGTAAAGGATTCTTTTTGCTTTTCCTTCAGCGCCGCATAGATACACTCTGGTTTAGCCC